CAACGATTAACTTTATATGATACAGAGCACATAGGTTATACGTTTAAACAATTTTATGAAACCGAGAAGTAAAAAACCAAATAAAAAAACTTACTATGTTAATCCAAAGAGATTTTTACAACTATTAAAAGAGTATTATGAATCAGATGACTTAGTCGAAGAGCTAGCAGAATCTACCAGTAAGATTGCTGTTGGTTTGAGCTATTCTCCGAATTTTATAAACTATAGTTATAAGGATGAGATGATTGGTGACGCAATAGTTAAAATGATTGCTGCTGTTAAAAATAAAAAGTTTAATCTTGAGTCTACATCTAATCCTTTCTCGTACTTTACTACAATTGCTTATCATGCATTTATCAATAGAATTAAAAAAGAAAAAAAGTACAGAGAAACTATTACAGCATATCAAGAGCAATTATATAGTGACTTGGATATAAACGAACCAACATCAAGGAATGCTCCACAAAAAGATTACGATAAAGAGTTGTACACGTAAATGCCTTTAGACTCAACAGATAAAGTTAGTTTCTTCACTGACTTACACTTAGGCTTACATCAAAACAGCGAAAAATGGCATGATGTAACTTATAAGTGGGCAAAGTGGTATACAAAAGAACTTAAACGTAAAAAAATCAAAAAGATAATTTTTGGCGGTGATTTATTTCACTACAGAGACGAAATAAATGTTAAAACATTATTTTTTGCAAATACACTACTAGATCTGTTTAATGATTTTGAAATATTAATGATCCCAGGAAATCATGATGCATATTACAAAGATAACTCTAGTGTTCATTCTTTATCAATATTAAACAATAGATCTAATATAACAGTCTTCGATAAACCTTGTGTTGAGGTAATATCAAATAAGCGCATCGGTTTCTGTCCGTGGGGTACGGAAACAAAAGATATTCCAGATGACTGTGATTTAATAGTCGGTCACTTCGAATTACAAAACTTTAGCTTTAATTCTTTTAAGATTTGTGAGAATGGTATGGAGTCTGCCGATGTATTAAACAAATCTAAGCTAATTTTTTCAGGACATTTTCATAAAAGACAACAGCGCAAGTATGATAACGGTGAAATTGTATATACAGGTAATCCATTTGAAATGGACTTTAATGATATTGGAGATTCAAAAGGATATTATATAATAGATTTAGCTCCCGAAGAAATAGAATATAAATTTTATAAAAACACTATTTCTCCAACTCATGTAAAGGTAAACCTATCCAATCTAGATACACTTAAAAGTATTGCAAAGAAAAAGGGTTGGTCTAATCTCGCAATAAAAGTTGTAATAGATAAAGATGTAAAATCTAATTTATTAGATAAGATTATCGCATCGATAAATTTTGAAGCACCTTTTTCGTTTACTACAGATTATTTACATAAATTTAGCATAGGAGACAACGTCAACCTAACTAATGAATTTGGAGACTTGAATATTAAACAATGCATCATAGAATATATTGAATCTCTTGATGTAGAAGATAAAGTTGAGGTAATTACCAAAACAGTACACTTGTATAATAAGTTTTCATGAAGTACGTAGATTTTAGCTCAGTGAAGATTCGGAACTTTCTGTCCATCGGACAGGATCCAGTTGAAATATCTTTTAAACAAGGTCTTAACGTAATTACTGGTGTTAATAAAGATAAAGAAGACAGAAGAAACGGAGTTGGAAAATCTACAATCGCAGATGCGATACACTTTGCGATTTTCGGTGAAACTATTCGCGAATTGTCAAAGGAATTTATAGTTAATTCTATTAATAAAAAGAATACATATGTAGAATTAAAATTCTGTATTAACGAAAATAATAAGACTAAAAATTATAGAATTGTTCGTAAGTTAAAGCCAACAAAATGTTATCTATATGTTGATGATGTTGATCTCACAGAGAGTACTATTCCAAACACAAATAAAAGAATAAAAAACGTTCTTAACAGCTCTCCTGAGGTTTTTCAGAATTGTGTTATAATGTCTCTCAATACTACTCTACCTTTTATGGCTCAACGTAAAGTAGAAAAGAGAAAGTTCATAGAGGGAATACTTAACTTAGAGATATTTTCTGAAATGTTACTTGCCGCACGATCGGAGTATAACGAGGTACAAAAAAAATACGAACACATTACTAAAGATTTTGATCATGCAAATAATATCTGTAAACTATTAACTGATCAAAAAGAAAACATAATTAGTAGCGTCAATGAACAAAAAAAGAAAATATTAGAGAGAGTTGAAACAATTCAATCTGAAATAGAAGAAAATAAATCTAAAATTAAAAGCATTAATAAAGAGTTGTTTGAAAAGAGTAAAGATAAACTCAAACGTATTAATGAAAAAATTTCCGATATATCTACACAACTATCTAATGTAAAAACAAAAATTACGAGACATGAAACTGAAATAGATTTTCATAATAAAAAACTTAATAATATTGGTACAGCAGATGACGTTTGTCCTACGTGTTTACATCAAATTACCAACAACGACAGAGACCATATTCAAAAAGAAAAAAATAGTATTCTTAAGGATATAAAAAACTGTGAGGATGATATAGTAAGTCTGGATCAACAAATTATTAGTATTAAAGAGCTAAAGCAGAATAATATAGATGCACAAAATCAAATTAATCAGTACATCTCTAATATTAAAACCGTAAACAATAATAATAAGCTAGCCAAAGCATATATTAAGAATTTAAATAGCGATTTAGAAAAAAATAATAAAGACTTAAGTGAGTTACAAGATCGTGAGACAAGTGTAGAGATACAAGATTTAGATAATAAAATTAATAACAGTTTAGCTGAAGTTAAACAACTTGAAGATGATTCTAATACAGTATATAAGGGCCTATCGACACTTGAAGTTGTAAAATATATTCTATCAGAAGAAGGTGTTAAGTCTTTTATTGTAAAGAAAATATTAGATGTACTAAACAATAGATTGTTGTATTATCTTCAAAAGATGGACGCGAATTGTATATGTAGGTTCAATGAATATTTTGAAGAAGAAATCGTAAACGAAAAAGGTGAAGATTGTTCTTATTTTAATTTTTCTGGTGCAGAGAGAAAAAATATTGACCTAGCAATATTGTTTACATTCATGGACATGAGAAGGTTACAGGGAGATATTGCATACAACCTAGTTATGTTTGATGAGTTACTGGATAGTTCATTAGATGAAAAGGGTGTAGAGCTTGTACTTAATATTATAAAAGAACGTATTGAGACATATAGCGAGAGTATCTATATTATATCACACCGGAAGGAATCCGTTAAAGCGGCAACTGGTGACGTTGTAGTGTTAGAGAAAAAGAACGGTATCACCAATCGAGTGGATTTACTTAACGAAACGGAATAAATTTATATAATGATTACTCCGTTTCATTCAACGACACAACGGCTACCATTTAGTCCTCCAATCATCAACAATCCGCTCGCGCAGGGTAGTGTACATCAAATTCGTAAACCAAAAGTAACTGCAAAATCAACTACTCACACTGCCCCTGACCTTCCACGAGGAGTAAATTTTTATGCTGATTATTCTGGTTGTGGTCATTGGAGAATGATATGGCCCGAGCTTCTACTTAACTGTTACGGTAAAGCTAATATACAAGGCGGAACAGTAATGATAGGAGATAAAAACTTCTATAAAGGACTTAAAACTATTCGAATACAACGACAAGCAACCGAGTCTCAACTAAACTATATTAAATGGCTTAAACAAATACAAGGTGAGTGTGGATTTAGAGTCATTTACGAAATAGACGATCTTATTTTCAAGGAAGATATTCCTCATTATAACAAGTTTAGATTTGCATTTGAGGATCCTAGTATCAGACAAACAAGCATGGAAATCATGCAGATTTGTGACGAAATTACAGTTACGAATCAATTTATGAAGGAGTATTATATAGACAAAACTGGTAACGAAAATGTTACAGTTATACCTAATTTTATTCCAAAATTTTGGATGGATAGATATTATGATTTAAATCAAATTAAAGAAAATTATCAAAAATATAAAAGTAAACCACGAATTGTTTATTGTGGTAGTGGTGCTCATTTTGATGTTGAAAATAATATAAAACAAAAAGACGACTTCTTTCATGTTAATGATGTTATACGAAAAACAGTAGACAAATTCCAGTGGGTGTTTGTTGGAGGTTTTCCTTTAACTCTAAGAGATTTAGTCGCGCAGAAAAAAATTGAATATCATGCATGGACAAATTTGGTTGATTATCCAAAGTTTATTAGCACCTTAAATGCAACAGCGTTTTACGCACCATTAGAAGATAGTAATTTTAATAAAGCAAAAAGTGACTTAAAGTTTATTGAGTCAGCTGCATTTGGTATTCCTTGTATTTGTCAAGATTTATGTACATATGATACTGCGTTTCATAAGTTTAAAACTGGAGATGATCTAATTAATAAAATTGAACACATCACTGGAGATTATAAAAAATATATAAAAGAGAGTAAGCGAGCACGAACATATATGGATAAGCGCTGGATGGAGACTAACATAGATTATTATAAAGAACTTTACTCTCTTCCATATGCAGATAAAGGTCGAAAGTTACTTAATTTCCAAAACGGAATCAGTTGATTTATTTTTAAAATTCTCTTATACTCGTAGCAGTGTACAGGAATTTAGCTTATATACCTAACCAGAGAGTCATGCGACTCTATACATGGGATGAGAATGGGGAACGAATAGAAACTGACTGTCCCTATCAACCGTACTTCTATCATGAAACAAATTCAAATAGACATGATGGAATATCGTTATACGGTACTAAGCTTAGAAGAGTACTATCGAATAGTAATTTAGATCGCCGTAAGCGGATTGAAGATTTAAACGATCATAAGATTTATGAAAACATTACTCCCTATCAACAGTTTCTTATAGATCGGTTCTGGCAAGTAAACGAATCCGATGATTTTACCAAATTTCCATTAAAGATATGGTTCTTTGATATTGAAACATATTCCCCAGATGAATTTCCAAAACCTGAAGAAGCGAGTCATATGATCAATGTTATTACTGTGTATGACACAGTGAAAAAAAAATATTATACATGGGGAATTAATGCATACACTCCAAAATCAGATGACGTTGTATATGTTCATTGTCAATCCGAAACCGACCTATTACAACAGTTTTTAGACTTTTATGTCAAAGATCGTCCAGATATTTTATCAGGATGGAATAGTGAGATCTTCGATGTTCCTTATGTAATAAACCGTGTTAGAAATCTATTAGGAGAAGATGCGACTCGATTATTCTCACCAGTGCATGATGAAATTATGAAGCCGATTTATCAGAGAGTGTATCGTGGTAACTTTGGTATGAATACTACAAAATATGTAGTAGAAGGTGTGTCAATGCTTGATTATCTAGATGTGTATAAGACCTTCAGCATGGGAATGAAAGACAGTTATAAGTTAGATAACATCGCGCATATAGAACTAGGAGAGAACAAGGTAGATATAGGAGAAACTAACCTTGCTGCCCTATCTTTAGAGGATTGGGACAAGTTTGTTGACTACAATATACATGATGTTAGATTGTTAGTCCGACTGGAGGAGAAACTTATGTACATGGATCTTGCCCGGATGTTGTCTTATATAGGTCTAACNCCGTTTAACGCAGCATTAGGTACAATTAGCACTGTTAACGGTAGAGCAATTGTCGAAGCACGTAAGCTAGATCCACCGCGAGTGATCCCAACTTTTGTAAAAGATCCAGGAGATTCTAAAAAGTATGAAGGGGCGTATGTTGGTGAACCACAACGTGGCTTCCAGGAGAATGTTATATCTTTTGATGCGAATTCACTATATCCTAGTGTGATGGTAACACTCAACCTAAGCCCAGAAACCAAGGTAGGCAGCATCGTTGGTACAGATAATGGTAAGGTCTTTGTCAAGACAGTTAATAATAAAGATATTGAGATGTCTTATGAGGATTTTAATAAATGGTGTAAGAAAAATCAAATAGCAGTCACTCGTGCTAAAAAATTATTTTCACAAAAAACTAAAGGAATCTTTCCTAGAATTACAGATCATTTTTATGATCTCCGCGTATTAAAAAAACAAAAATGGAACACCGCTCGTGAAAAATTACATCAGTTAGGTGTAAAATTAGAACAAGAAACAGATGATAAGCTGCGCACAGAGTTACAAAAAAAGATAAAAGATACTAAGCTTAGAGTAGATCAACTGTGGATTGGTCAATTCACTTTAAAGATTCTTATTAACAGAATCTATGGTTATTTTGGTAATAAAATCTCGCAAATGGGTGATGGAGACATCGCAAGATCAATTACACTAACAGGTCGAGATGTGATCAAACAAAGTAATATTATTCTTAGAAACTATGTAAAAAAGATAACAGGGCTAACAGACAAAGACCTAGATAACAACGACCCGATCATATATAACGACACAGATAGCTCATATTGTACAATAACTCCAATCCTCAAACATTTAGGAATACCACTACATAAAAATAATAAAATCGATCCACGAGTATATAAATTGGTACAAGACATTGAAACTGATTTAAACGTTCATATCGAAAAATGGGCAAAGGATACCCTATTAACCAAGGATCCTAGGTTTGTTTTTAAACGAGAATCTATTTGTGATAAAGGCATCTTTTTACAGAAGAAGCGATACGTCTTACATAAATTAGACGATGAGGGAGTGGTTTGTAATAAATTTAAATACACCGGAGTAGAAGTGGTTCGAACCACTATGCCCAATGCAATCAAGCCGTATGTGAAGAAAATTATCGAGCATATGATTATGACTGAGAATCAAAATACTACGAATGA